GTTCTTTATTCGTATAAAACACTGCCATGTTCATATATCTTGTTTAGAAGGAGTGCAGATCGATGATGGAGAAAGACAAGGATCATTAGATTCTAATTTCCATTTAGAGTTTAATCCTGTATTAAGATTTTCTGTACCTGCCATATATTCATATTATTCTATGGCTGAGCATAGAATTATGAATAAAGAAGTAGGAGATATTAAAGCTATGTATCAAATCATCAGCGTTAAACCGCCAGAAACAAATGAAAAGGGATGGGATCAATACCTTACTACTCAATGGAATGATGATTCTAAGCATATCGATGAAATTCATTTCAAAGAATTATTAGGTAATAGTGATTTGCAGAGAGTTATAGAACACACAGTAGCATTAGGATTGTCTCCATCATTGTTTATGGATCTTAAAATTTATAATGGTCAACAAGATCTTCCTATCTATATTGATTGGGAGAATTTTGTTATTAGAGTAAATAGAGATGTAGAAGATAAGGTTTCAGATATAGCTATATATGCAGATCTATTATATATCAATAGAACTTTAGCTAATATTGATAATCTTACTTCTGATAGATTAAGAGAAAGTGAGGGTAAAAAAGAATGAAAGAGGGAGTATTTAATATAGATGATCATATCTATAATAGTCCGTTTCTTAAGAGAAAATTTATAAAGAATGGTATAGGTTCTTTTACTTTTTCCAATCCAAGAACTTTAAATATCAACGATGTTCCATATTGTAGTGCTACTGGAATTAGAATAGATTCTAGAGCTAAACAGATTGAGATATATGGAAAATCTAATAGTGTTGTTATCAATACTGACTTAATTCAGTTAGTAAAGATAGAAAAGGGAAGTGCTATAAACACTTATAATATTACTATAAAATAAATATTAGGAGAATAATTATGAAGAAAATTTATTTATCTAGAAACTTGAAAGACGAACTCTCATTTTCAAAAAAGGAGAGTGAAGAACTTATAGTACTTGCTTTTGCATCCATATATGGGGAAGTAAAGTGGATGTTTTTAAATTCAGGTAAAGAAACATTTACATCAGTATTAACTTGTCCTGTATTAGGATTTGTTACTGTAAAAGACACTTTGAATATGTGTGCAACTACAAGTGAAAATAGAGTAAATGTAGATGTAGGAGGAGACGAAATTTATATCTCTGAAGTAAAAGTAGATGCCCCAGAACATGTTAAGTTAACAGTTACATTCGACCCAATGCATGGCAGAGAGTATGATGAAGTTTTTTCTTATCCAGAAGAAAATTAGAATAAAGATATCGGTATAGGGATTGTCCCTATACCGATTTATTTTTTATACTTTTGTGTGTTCTATCAATAGATTTTCATATGATTTCGGGGATAACCCGTCAACTGCATCTGACCATTTATCACTATAGCTATATAATTTGCTAAGTAATTGGTCTGGTTGCAAGAATCTGTATAATATAACTCTTGGCATAACTCTAGGATACGGAGCATCTGGTTTAATAATTTCAGTATACGGTTTTGTTAATCTGAATCTATGATTATTTATATTTTCTATAAATTCGTAATTAACCTTATATCCATCTATAGAGATCATATATAGATCTTTATCGAACACATATCCTAATCTTTCGCTATTGATTTGAATATCATTGTTAGGAGATTTGAATAATTCTTGATCAATATCTCTAGTAATATCAATTTCATCATATGACATTGGAAGGTAGAATATTTCTATATTATCTCCTTCGTGCAACTCTTCATTGAAAGTAATTGATATATATTTCTTTGGAGATTCTGTAGTCATAATATTCAAATCCCAATCAGATTGAGTGAGAGCTATCCAGTTTTTAAAGATCATGTATTTAGATTTATCATGACAAAATCTAAACGATGGGTCCAAATTAACTGAATCTCTATCGTAGAAAATATTATAATACATATGCCTAAATTGACGTTTAGAGCACATGTTTAACTTTTTACCTTCGTAGTAAGAGTCTTCCAATTTGAATTCAGTATTCAGATATTTCTTTCCATTGAAATTGTTTTTATATGCAAATTCAACGTCATATTGAACACTGTTTTCTACAGAGAATTCATCATAGAATTCTTTTCCAGACGGACTATTTGCGAATAACAAGAAGTTATCGTATCTTAACCCTTCTGGTAAATAATCTGGTTTCTTAGGATCTATAGTTAAACTATAATACGAGTTGTCTACTTCTTTAAAATGAACAATCTCAATTATGTCATCTCTGCCTACATGGTTAAATATAGGTATCTTAAAGTTATGAGTATCGTATTGAATTTCTTTATAATATTCATAAAGATGATTGTTTCTAAATACGATGATATAGTCATCGTATGTTCTTTTTCTGCTTCTAGGCATTATCAACCAACCGCCATCTGCAGGAACTCTATCGATAAGATATTTCCCTGTAAATGTATATGATTGAATTTTAGCCTGATCTTTATAGTATTGAATTAATAGACTCATATCATATTCCATAATATAAGTTACAGCTTCAGCAACATTCTCTGCATATGTCTTATATCTATACATATGATAGTTGAATGGAGCTTTAAAGCTATCTACTTCGGATGAGTCTCCACCTTTAGCGTCTACTATCATCTTATCTTTAGTATAACTTCCATCTGGAATCTTGTATATATTTCCATAATAATCATTTGCTTTTATCCAATAGAATGTCTTAAAGATAACTCCTTCTGTATCTCTGAGATATGTGAATATATCTTTACCATGCTCTTGGATATAGAATCTACTATCTTGAAATAGAGTATTATTTTCAAAAGTAAATATATTTCTTTCACTTGCTCTTTGAGTATATTTATTCTCTACTTCTATATATCGATTTTCATAGTTAAATGTGTCGCCAACAATATTTTTATCTATAACTTCCATACGAATAGATACTCTATCCCTATCATTTGTAAGCAATCTATTTTCATCAAAATAGAAGTAAGTATTACATATATCTTCTTTAAGACAATTATTATCTTCACCGTATCTGATATCACATGGGAATACTACACATGACAAATCAGTTTCATATGGATCTGTATTGTTAATAAGAAGATAACTGTAAGACCAATCTCTTACTATAGTCACATCTGACCACTTAACTGCTTTTCCGTTTAAGAATAACAGTAATGGTCGTATTTCTTGACGTTTAATCATATTAGCTAAGCTGTCAATATATGCAGTCTTAACACATCTTCTTTTATCATAAGGAAGATTTGTGCAAGAAAATATCTGTGTTCCCCAAGTATTATTAGGAAACTCGTAACCATCAAACCAGTATGAGTGCTGTTTGAATGGCTGTATATCATATTGTACTGGAGTTCCTGCCATCTGGATAGATTGAATCATATCCATTGTATGATGTATAAGATCTCCTACGTATTTAGGAAGAGTAGTTTCAAGAACTCCATTCTCTTTTAACCATTCTTCCAAAAGGTTTACATCATCGAATTTAGATAAGAGATAAGTATAGATATCTCTTTGCTTTCTTACAATAGCATATCCTTTTTTCTTGGTTATGATAGTAAGACCTAAATCTTTAGTTATAATCTCAGTGAAGAACATATTTCTATCAGCCAGAAGATATCTGTCATAAGAATATTTAAATCTAGCTCTAATCAAGTCGTAGTCTTGCATAGTATCAATCCTATTACCTGGCATAGATAAAATAAACTCATGCATTCTATCTGGAAGATATGGCTGTTTTGTTTTAATTACATTCTTTAATTTTGTTATAACCGGTTTATAGTTTTTAGCAAATATTATACTAAATTCATTCGCATCTATTCTATAATCAGAACAAAGCAAATATTTATAATTGTAGTTTTCCGGATCAGTATAATGGAAGTTTTCTTCTGGTAATAATAATACCTCTCCATTTTCATTAATCACATCACCGTCATCGTGCCTCAAAGGATGATATACTATCTTAGGTATACCTTCTTTAATTTCATCTGCTAAAAGATACATTCCATAATAATTATTTGGAGAGTATATCTCATCGGCATTAAAATCTACTATCTCTATCAAATGACCATTTCTTGTTTTGAATAAAACCTGATCATCGTTAAGAGATAATATATATCCTTTTTTAGTTTGAACC